GGTACCTAAAAGCTAAAGTACCCCCCTGGTCACTTCTGTAGAGTTATTGCTTATCTCTGTAGTTCTTATATATCATACGAATGAATACAAGCAACCATAGAGCTGCACACCAAAGCATAGTATTTAGCAACACATTATAGAATGACATATACACCACCAGCTTCCTTGTTTGCTATAGATATCATTTCATCCCAAGATACTTCATAGCAGATATTCTTTTGTAGAGTTCTAGAATCAGGCTCCCAACTTGTAGCTGATTCCCTAGTTTTAAATACAGCCAGCTTGTTAGTACCAGTAGTCTTGCAATGCTTACCTGTCAATGGATTAACATACACCCATACACTACCAGGCTCAGTGTTTTTGTCCATTAATTCAGTGGGGAGTTCTTTTACGTCCATACCAACAGTTATACGTTTTTATTAACAACGAATATATCCTAAAAAATCTATCAGGGTTTTTTAGAAAATAGTATATGTTAATAAAAAAAGGGAGCATCCGCTCCCTTTTTTTATTATGCAACCTTTTCCTTTTCAACTTTGGCGGTGGCTTTAGCAATAATTTCATCCCAATCAACCGTATCCAATGTAAGGTTCATGATCCTTTTCTGTTCATAAGACAGACTTTTCTCAAGTTGATGTGTGATGTACCACTTGATCTCATGTGATCCGCCAGCCTTGACCATATCTTCAATTGCTTCGTTGTAAAAAGCATTGATTAGATAAGTCGATTCATTGTACCAACCCCTGTGTTTGTTCATGTAGATAGTATAAGACATATTTCACTATATGTCAATAACAATTTTAAACATAAATTTATTAACAACGAATATATCCTAAAAAATCTATTAGGATTTTTTAGAAAATAGTATATGTTAATAAAAAAGGGAGCATCCGCTCCCTTTTTTATTATGCAATCTTTTCCTTTTCAACATTCTCGGTGGCTCTTGCAACTAGTGTCCACCAATCAATCTGCTTCCACGCACTTGCAAAAATCTGACTACCATGCCAATTCATATCTTCTACACCAAGCTTGCGATAGATGTGTGTGGCAACTTCATCAAGCTTGTAACCATCTTTTACTAACTGTTCAATTGTCTCCATGAACAAGATATTAACTGTCCATGTTGTTTCATTCTTCCAACCGTTGTATTCGCTCATGTGTTTAGTATATAGCACTTTCTGACATATGTCAATAAAACAATTAAACTGAATAGCCTGCTACCACTTGATATTTACCGTTTTGAACTTTCCAGATAGTACAATCACCACCAGTAAATTCATCAAAGAAAAAGAACTTTGCATCAGCGAATGAAGTGAAGGATTTGCCATACTTCTGAAAACCACGCTTGACTATAACTTGATATCTAATGCTTTCCATGACTATATATTACGACATATTTTGACATATGTCAAAATATTTATTTCAGCATAAAAAATATTAACAACGAATAAATCTTAAAAAATCTATCTAGATTTTTTAGGAAATAGTTTTAGTTAATAAAAACATCTCTTGACATTCGTCAAGAGATGTGATAGGTCAATATCCGAGAATAACTCTTACTGTTTTGTATTCTGTGCTGATTTCATAAAGATGCGTATCCTTGCCAGTAATATCTGCTATTGCTTTTAACGCTTCTTTTAGGTTTGCAGATGAAGAAAATTTGGTTATTGGAAAAGAATCCCAATAAAAATTACCATAGTCAACAAGCAGGCTATAGCCCTCAAGGTTAGTAGTGTTTTCCATACCTATATAATAAGCCATATTATGACATATTGCAAGTCAAATTAAATTTATAATTCTGCTTGACATATTATGACATATGTCGTATTATGTATGTAATGGAGGTTGGATATGTACAGTGACGCAGAGATGGAAGACGTTTTGTTCCCGCACATGATGACCGATGAACAACTTGATGAACAGTTCGACAATGAGCCTGATTGTGAAGACAACTGGGACGAAGCTTGGGCAGATGCCAACGCTCTAGAATCAGCAGGTTTGGGCGAAGACGATGGTTGCTCAGACATCGACTGGTAGTCCCTATCACATCCCTTGACGAAAGTCAAGGGATGTTTTTTATTAACTAAAAATATTTCCTAACAAATTCTAAAGAATTTGTTACAATTTATTCCCTGTTAATAAATTTTCATCACTACCATAGATCAGATCCGTTGTCAAGAAAATAATAGTTAATATCTGTTTATATAATTTATTTGACATATGTCAATATATGCCGTATTATATAGACATGGAAAACACTATCGACCGCTTTGTCTCTGACAACCTCAGCATCGGCACAGACCCTGACTTTGCAAGTTATGTTGCAGAGGCTCTTAAGGATTTACGACGGCAAGACTCTTGCTCTGACTTAGAAGCCCTGTTGCAAGAGGCTACTGAGATTGCATACGAACAATGGGATGCAGACCGTGATGCAGACTACTTTCAAGGAGAGTAGTCCCTATCACATCCCTTGACGAAAGTCAAGGGATGTTTTTTATTAACTAAAACTATTTCCTAACAAATTTTATAAAATTTGTTACAATTTATTCGCTGTTAATAAATTTTAATCACTATCACATAAAGATCTTTTTGTCAAGAAAATAATAGTTAACACATATTACTTAAATAAACTTGCGATACATTGACATATGGCTTATACTATAGCCATGAACACTACAGACAAGGTCATCGTAAAGTTTCGGTTCCGTACTCCTCGCATGGTGTATTCGGTCTACTTCAATGGTATGTTGCTTACCTCTGGGTATGATGCACAACAATTGGGTGAAGACTATGCCCGTAAGTATGGCGTAGAATGGTTGTTGCAGGATGGCGACAAGTTTTATTCACAGAAAGGTCTCGTCAAGTAATGGCACACTATTACCTTAATCAGGGTGGTACTCGTTGGGTTTGCGACAACAAAATTCAGGTCACGGGAGATTACAAGGGCAAGGCATACGACAAGATGCGACAGCCAATGTTCTGGGAGTCGTTTGGTAATTTTGCTCTGTGCTATGTTCGTGTCGGACGCACTGTTTTCTGTGGTTTTACCGAAGACAACAACGGTGTGACACAATTGAATCTAGGAAAGTGTAAGGTAGTAAATTAATGTCGAATTGGACTAAAGGTTTTATCGGTGTAGCAATTGCATCACAAGTTTTCCTGTTTGTAATCTTGTTTGGTTGCAAGGCAGGAGATGCATTCTATATCTCTGGTGTTGACTTGTTTGGCATGATAATGTCATCTGTTTGTTCCTTGGTTTATATTCCTGCAATCTTGGTGTCTCATGATTCGGACAAGATACGAAAGAAAATTAATGAACAGTTACAGGCATAAGGCTCTCTCTCTTTGGTCGGCTTTGCTGGCTGAAGAGAGATGGCACAAGTTTGAAAGCACCAACTGTAAACCATCATGTAAAGGGTGGAATGGTTGGGCACCTTATTGCGAGTGTTTTGAGAATCATTGCACATTCGTTCCTAAAGGTGATATTGAAGATATGGAATTGGTTATTGTTGCGAAACCAATTGATGATGTCTTAAGGGATATACAAATTATCCCTTAAGATAAAACCCTCCCAGCTTAGTAGTGTTTCTGGGAGGGTTTTTTTATTAACAACGAATAAATCATAAAAAATTTAAATAAATTTTTTAGAATATATTTTTACTTAATAAATTTATTTACTTGACATACATTGACATATGGCTTATACTATTGGTGTAAGGAAGAAAGATATGGAAATCAAAGATTACGACAAAGAGAGAGCCACAGTTCTCAACGCCCTTTACTGTAGTGTCCGTTCTGCTATTGAAGCAGAGAATGTACATAATAATACCAGGATAGAGTGGATTGAAGATGATTTCAAGGTTGCAAAACAGAAACTTGAAGCAATCGAAGCGGAGATGAGAGTTTTGCTTGGAGACCCGTTTGCAGAGGATGTGAAGTAATGGACAGCATTGTAATGTCAACCCTTGTAACTTTAGGGTTGTTGTCAATCGTTTTCGGTATCTTGTCTGTAGGAAAGGTAAAGTAATGGAAACAGTAGATTTTGCAAATGCATCGGACTTCTTTAACGCAATAGAATTGGGTGATGCAGAGAAGGGTGAATATCTTTATCAGTTCTTTCATGGAGACGTTAACACAGCCTTTACACTAATAAGACGTGCATTGTTTCTTCAAAGTCTTATTGGATTCATTGCCGATTGTGAAGACATCTATGAAAAAGATGTAATGATGGAAACGTTGAGAGATTACAATCTTTCTGTTAATGATCACGTTAGATACATCAATATTCAAGCATAGATGGGAGGGCGAAAGCCCTCTCTTTTTTATTAACAACAAATAAATCATAAAAAATTCATTTGAATTTTTTAGAATATAGTTTTACTTAATAGAAAATAGTTTTTGACATATGTCTAAATATACGATAAGATGAATCATCAGTTTGGTAAAGGAAAGTCAAATGGCACGTTTAAAGAATTCACCAGAATCTGAAGCATCAATTCAGAGCCTTCGCAACATCCGCAATGCTGTTTTTGAAAAGATGGCAGAAAAACACCCTAGCCTTACAATGGTTACCAGTGTTGGAATCCCAGGAAACACAACCCTTCGCCTTGAGCGTGGTGGTGGAGCCGCTTTCCATTATCGTGACCGCTTCATCGTCCTAGTTGACCGCCAGTACATTGCCCCTAAAGATGGTGCTTCCGGCGATAGCACAAAGAAGCAAGTGCGTGTTTGGGACATCTTCAAGACCCTTTACAATAACGATATCACCATTCTCTCCTTCATGTCTGGCGATACAGATGAGTTGTCTAAACTGTTCACTTACAAGGTATGTCGCACGGGCGGATTCAACAAGTACAACAAGTTTGGAAATTCAATCTGGTTGTCTGATAGCGAGTTTGATGAGAAGATGGTTGTGACCAGTCTTGTCAAGGCAATCGAGGACGGCATTAAGACGGTAGATGCAATCCTAGGACAACAGAACTTTGGTGAAGACGCTTACGGAATCACCGGCTAAGAAAAAAGGGAGGGGAGAAATCCCCTCCCAAAATATATTAACAACGAATAAAGCTTAAAAAATATATAAATATTTTTTAGAAAATATTTTTAGTTAATACAAAAGGAGGGCTTTCGCCCTCCTTTTGGTCTTAGGCTTCCGTTAAGGCTTCGGAAGCACGAACCAAGTGCTTTGCAAACTCTAGATTAGCACGGCACTTTTGCTCTTCTGCCTTCATCAGTTCATAACGAAGAGTTATAGAGCGCACAGCCTTCACCTGTTCTACAAGCATACCAGCGAGTTTTGCTTCACGCTGTTCAGAATTGGAACCCAATTCCTTGACATCAACTGTACGCAGAATTTCAAACTTTGCATCTTCCAATGCCCATTCTGCTTGAGTGAGATTGTTCTTCTCATTAACAGAAGTAGTGACGATAGTGTTGTAAAGTTTGTTAAATTCCATCAACTTTACTACCGCATCCATCGTTGTCAAACTAGTTTTTGTAGCCATTGCTATCTCCTTCAGTGATGTCTCATTATAAGACATATGCCAACGCTTTGCAAATTAAATTTATTGTGAAATTGCTTCTCTGAGAATTGATTGTTTTGGTGCTTTCCAGTCAATCTGTTCTGTGTCATCCCATCGAGCTGGAATATTTGACTCTACAAACATAGCAAACTGTTCTGATTCGGGACATTTATCATCCCAAAAAATAGCCGCTTCCAAATATGTTCCAGCATCATGACCATTTTCACGCTTAATGCCAAAATATGCTTCATCTGGAATGTTGAGAAATCGCTCTCCCAGAAAATTTACAAAGCGTCTGGCTTCTACTTGCATTTCAGAAAAATAATCTTTGTTGGGATTAATTTGCACACAATCTTCTTCATAGGGAGCAGTTCCAAGTGTCATCCATTCTCTCATTGCTTTATCTCCTTAAGCCCAAGCCAACAAATAATGACCAGCATCTGCGTGTAGCCTGAACATCCTGACCAAGTCTTTGAATTCTTGCTCTTCAATATCATAGTTTTGGATGTAGGAATCACGCCATTCTGTTGCTTCCAAGTCATCTGCCATCTGCATGACAGTTTCGTTTGAAATTTCAAAGGTTTCTGGGTCGCCATACAAGGAAACGCCAGTGACATCTTCTACAAGTCGAGCATAAACTTTTCCACGGAATGAATCGTTGCCGTGTCCAGAAAAAACTCCACCACAAATCTTAAACTCACCCTCAACAAAACCGTTTTCGTCTTTGTTCTTCTTCCAGATGTTATCAAGTCCCATATCGTTCTCCTTGATATAAGTATAGGGCATATGTCATCAGATGTCAAGTAAATAAATTTATTAAGTAAAACTATATTCTAAAAAATTCTATAGAATTTTTTATGATTTATTCGTTGTTAATAAAAAAGAGAGGGCTTTCGCCCTCCTCCTAGACTTTCCTCTTGCCATTGAATTTCATCGCCGGAACTTTCTTGTCTACAGCACTGTCACTTAGTAGTCTGGCTTTGAACTGGCTTCTTATCAGGTAAATAGTTGGCACAGACACATCAAATGCCATAGCAATTTCCTTCATAGTTAACATATCATTTGCCATCTCAACAAACTTAGAGTAACGTGTTTCAGGGTCTACTGAAATACGTTCTTCTGCAAGTTTAAACTTGGTATCTTTTGTATTTGCCACTTTGAACATATCAACATATATGTCTGTGTGGTTTTTAACCATATCGCCATGGCTCTCTTCTACAACAATCTTCTCATATCGTTGCCATGCGGTGTTCTTTATGTAAGCAAATTCTTCAGGGTCAATGTTGATACCAGACACAACAATGATGCCTTCAGACAATTCCTTAATCTCATTCAAAAAACGACCAGAGTTGAAATATGGGATGAATGTTGTATTGAATCCATCCTTACTTAACTTTGCTTTCATATCTTCGATTGACTTTACAGATTGCTTGAAAGAAAGAGCCAAGCAATTTAAAGAATTTGAAATGTTGTCTAGATTAGAGTCTTCTATCATGGTTTTCATAATAGAAAAATCTTTTGTCAGTACGTTGATAATGTTAGTGTTTGTTTCCATAGTAGTGTTTTCCTTACACCAATATTATATCAAGAATACAACAGAAAACAATAAAATTAAAAAATATATATTTGACACATATCTCTGAATATCTCTCGCCAATTATTTATTAAGTAAAACTATATTCTAAAAAATTCTATTGAATTTTTTATGATTTATTCGTTGTTAATAAAAAAGGGAGCTTTTCGCTCCCTTCAACCATTACTTATTTCTTTTGCGCTCTTCTTTCTGTTCAACGAAACAATCTTCGCAGGCTACAAACCACTTTTTGACCTCATCCCATCTCCAGCATCGACCTTCGCCTGCGTCAACAGAACAAGCACAATAGCAACATCTACCAGCAAATTTATTTTTCATACCGTCCTCCACTAACAATATAACATATGTCAGATAGAGTGTCAATAGAAAAGCCCCTATATTTACTAGGGGCTTTTATTTAGTCCATGATGTTGGCGAGGCGGTCTTCTTTGGTTTTGATATGACCAGAGAACCAACCATTGCGTTTTGGCTCTGCGTTTTCTGCCTGATTTACAAGCATTAGTTGATGCTTGTAAACCTCTTCCAATGCAGAAATTTGGGTTGCAATGTTGTTTGCTACTTTGGCATCATGTCGCATCATGTCCATTTGGATATCTTTAAGCGATACAATCTGATGGCGAGTTGCAAACAAAATCTCACGAAGCCTATCCGAATTTCTAGTTGCTTTCATTTTCTGCTCCTGTTACCATATACCTAATCACTGGTTTTTCAAGAATCTCGGTTTCATCAGTCTGATTACCGTGAACTCTAAAGAACCTGTTATTACGAAACTCATGGAAGTATACCTTGTATTCTGATGAGTCATTAAGAGTGTATCCATAATCGGCAACACTGTCAATTGTCACACCTTCGTAGTTGCCAAAACGGTCAGTGAACTCTTTGATGATACCGTTACCAACGTAAAAGTGTACAGCGACCATCATCTCCGAAAGTGCTACATACTCCTGCCCATTGAAGAAAATACCCTGCCCGATGAATCCATCTTCCATGAACTGTTCGTAAACTTCCGGCTTGCCTTTCTCAAAGAAAGGTCGCATCTCTACAGTGAGAGACATTGGTTGTGAAACTGTTTGCATATCGAACTCCTTACAACACTAATATAACACATATGTCAGACAGTAGCAAGTAAATTTTAAATTTGTTTTTTATGACATATGTGATAAACTGATATATCCCAAGAGGAGGAAAGGTGATGAATGTTTTTAATATCCAAAAACAATGTGACGAAAAGTTAATCTACAGCAACCACGCTATTGAAAGAGCGAGGCAAAGGAAAGTACCAATGCCATCTTACATTCCTTTCGATGCTGTGTGCGATGGCAAAGCGATAGAGGACAGTGAAATACATTACAAGTTGGTTTACAAGTATCAAGGTTCAAAGTACTGCATGGTTGTTAGTGAAAGCATGGTTGTTGTTACAGTGTACGAACTTACCACCCTCACTGTTTTAGAGCAAGTCCAAGCCATTATTATGGAGAGAGAGATTATGAAACAGAACCAGAAGGAATTGAGGAGAAACAAGACTTATGATTCGTGCAGGCTTAAAGAGGGCAAATACAGACACAAGGAAATTGAGGCTGGTTACAAAAACTATAATCGAAAGTATAAGAAACAAGTAATGTATGCCTAGATGATGGCAAGACACCCAAGGCAAATGCCTTGGGTGTCTTTTAAAAGTAATCAAATTTATTAACAGATTCTATATTCTAAAAAATTTATTTAAATTTTTTATGATTTATTTTTGGTTAATAAAAAAGGAGGGCTTTCGCCCTCCTTTTAGTCGATGTCTACAATCAGCTTGCAGACTGGATATTCACAAAATCCAGATGGAACTTTTTCACCAGTCTGCTCAAAAAGACCAGAGGTTGCAATATCGTTCCAGAGCGTAGCACCCATATTGAAGATGTTGGCGCAAAACTCGTTCTCACCCAGAGCGAAAACATTTGTAGAAATGTTGGTGACAGGGCATCCATCCTCATCAACAAGAATAAGAGCGAGGTTGCCGTTGCTCTGATATTTCTGCTTCTTGACAGTACAGAGACCGTACTTAGTGGTTTGAATCTTCATCATAACTCCTTACTCATCAAGTATATGACATATTTCATCATATGTCAAGAAAATAAATTTATTAACTAAAACTATATTCTAAAAAATTCTATCGAATTTTTTATGTTTTATTCGTTGTTAATAAAAATCCCTCATTTCTGAGGGATTCAGCTAGGAAGCATAGTCCGTGCTTTGTCTGGTAGTTCTTCGGAACATATCAGCAACCTTGAAGGCTTCGGAAAGATATGCATATATTGCACTGGTCAAGTGCAATGAAGATATATTGTCATTGGAGAGGGATTTAAGTGGCATGGTGAATTTGAGTTCTGTGCCATCATTAAGAAAGTGGAACACCTCAGCCTCGATTGCATCCATTGTTGGGCTAAAGACTATATCAATAACCCCATCGTCATGCACTACGCTTAGAACAACGTCTTTGTTTCCGAGTTCCATCGCTTCTTTTACAAACGATTCGGCAGTGTCAACGCTCTTGAATCCGTGCTTAGAGAACAACATATTGGTATTGCTTCTTTCCTTGTAACGCTCTAGATGATTGTACCATGAACATCCAAATTCCACTCAATAAACCTACACTAGCACAACATCCCGTAAACATCATGGTAGTGTCTACGTTGCCTGCTAAAATGTATTCAATAAGTAAAGCAACTGGAGTAATGAATAAAACAGTCGATGCCATAACTGATATGCATTCAAGCAATGTATATAGTGCTTTTGGCATATGCTTTGTAATCTGCCAAAACGCAACAATTCCGCCAGTGTAAAGAAAAACCTGCAATGTTCTATTAATAATCTCTTCTGTCATTCTACTTATCTCCTTACTTACAAAGACAGTATAAGCCATATGTAGAGATATGTCAAATAAATTTATTTATTAACAAAAAATATATTCTAAAAAATTCTATAGAATTTTTTAAGCTCTAGCCGTTGTTAATAAAAAACCCCCAAGAAAAGCCTTAGGGGATTTTGGTCAGGGGGAATGAGCCTAGTAAACCATCCCCCTGGGCGGCGCAACTGTTAATGGAAGAGCCTGTTGGTTTGATTTGTGGTTGGCTGGAGTTCAACCAGTACGGTACACAAGGGCAGTTCTTTCGATGGTCTCTGCCTCCGATGATGCCCGTGTCTCAAAGAGAGCATAGCACCCAACCACTAATCATTTGCCTTGACATAACTGTTTGCGTCAGTCCCTGCCAAGGGTCAGTAAGAGATTGTAGATTTAACTACTCCAAGGTTGCTACCCTTATTTGAATCTCGCAATAGATTCTAGCCGTTTAGGACTCTTACTGGGTGAGGGAGGTTCTAGACTCCATCCCTACATCAATATATTACTGCATATTACTCAGCAGTGCAAGCCTTTTCTTCATTATTTTTTCTTGCTTCTGCGAACAATGTATCCCAATCAATTTCCGCCCAAGAAGCCAGCAACAGTTCTTGAAAGATTACAGGGAGTTTATCAAGTTCATATGATGCAAGCAAAAGATGTCGTCGAATTGCACCATCAGGAAGAGGCTGTCCATTAACACGTTGATTTAACATTCGTTCAATACGTGGAACAAAATTCTTACTTACTAACATTGTGGCTTTGTTTTTGTAGCCGTGGTATTCGTTCATAGAGTAAGTATAAGCCATATAAAGACATATGTCAAGAACTATTTTTTATTAACCATTTCTATATTCTAAAAAATTCTATTGAATTTTTTATGTTTTATTTGTTGTTAATAAAAAACCCTCAATAAAGAGGGTTTTTTTGTTTTTAAGATTGCTTGCCTAATTTTTTAGCACGGAATATAGTAGACCAAGAAACATCATATTTTTCTGCGATTTGTCTTACGGAGAGACCATTTTCTGCTTCTTGAACAATGATATCTCTGTTTACTCTAACTCTTTGTTTTGGCTTGGAGTTTTTGTAAGCATTGTCTATAAGAATATTAACTACTTCTTCGTTGGATAAATCTTGATTACAGTCAAAAGAAAGTTTGCGTCTTACTACGTTAAACTTTTCTGAATCAACTTCCAAATTAAAATCACTCATTGTCTGAGCCTTTCTTGTGTTTAACTTTCCTATTGTACTTGGTTTTGTCTGCATATACAACAGTTCTCATCTGGCTTGCTTTCATCATTTCAGTGCCAGATGCGATGTTCAACTCTTCATTATATCGCTTGTACTTCTTCATCTTGACCCTTCTTCGCTCTCGCTTTATGCCTGAAAAATGTTGCCCTTGATATTCCCAATTCTTTCATTGCTTCAGTAGATGTTAAACCATCAGTAATGCACTTTTTAACATCAGACCTTTCAGCCCTGACATTTGGTTTTTTATGGAAAGAGATTTGTTTTGAAATATTGTATTCTCTCTTAATCAAAAATTGTATTGCTTCTTCAGATGTAAAATCCTTATCAAACTCAAAAGATAACTTTCTTCTCACAACATTAAGTTCATCTTGATTAACAAATATAGTAACACTATTCATCACTTCACCTCAATCTTTCCATTGTTATCTGCTTGTGTATTAAACTTTTCCACTAGGGCTTTGTATTCATTTTCAAAGATAGAATACTTGAAGCGGAATCGTCTTTGATAAGGTGTATCAATAAGACGCTTTGCCATGTATTTAACAGTCTCGGAACATAAATCTTCTTTAAAGTTAAAACCAGTGACATCTTCAACTATTGGTTCGAAATGGCGGTAAAGATGCCAATTTTCTGATTCGTTTGCAACCCAGATTACTTTTTTCATTTCACTCCCTTACAATAGAATAATATCGTATATGTCAACAGTTGTCAAATATATTTTTAAACGATATACTAGTGGTATGGAAATATTTGAAGCACTACTATTGATGGCTGACATAAAGAAATCAGCACACAACAAAAACCATTCTTTGGAAAACTTTACTGTAGATAGTCAGGTTAAGTTTTCCTCTAAATGTAAAATCTGCAAGAAGACTGTAACTGTTGATTTGGAAGCGGAATTGCCTGTTAGTGGAGAGGTTTTGTTTATCGATTGTCAGAAACCAGAAAGGAAGAAGAAGATTCAAATATCCTCGTAAACTTTTTCTGTTCCGTACTTGAGGAAAAACTCTTCAAGTAAAATTCGTCCTGTATGCTTGGGTACAATAACATTAAATATTGACCCAAGCATTTCTATTCTTATATGGTATTTCTTTCCTGATACCCAAAGTACTCCTCTTGTGCCATCAGGATATCCAACTCTAAAACCTCGCATTTCTGTTGCTCTTGGTCTTAGAATTTTGTTGGATGTGAAAGTTAAGTTACGATAGATTGCTTTTTCAAATTCAGTCATATTTCATTATATCAAATTATATTAAGTAAAAATAGATCTTAAAAAATCAAAGATTTTTTAGAATATATTTATTGTTAATAATTTTGGAGGATAGTATGCAAATAATGGGAATATTATTTACTTTTATTGGTTTTACTGTTACTTTGTTATATCTACTCTCAAAAGAAAAAAATCTCACCGGAAAAGACCAGTGAGATAATATTTATTTTGTAAGTTCTTTTAACTTAGATTTTGCATAAGGGTCATTGGGGAATCGTTTTAAATTAAAGCGACAATTTCCAATGGCTCTTACTTTATCTCCGTTTTTAATATACAAAGATGTGAGAGAATGGAATGTAGTTTCTGGTGCATCTTTCCATCTTAATGCACTCTCGTAATATCGGATGGCTAGTCTCTCATCTACCATCATTATCCGATAAAACTGTCCTAAATATTCAAAAGCTCTATAACCATTAGGATTTAGTGATAGATATCGTTTAGCGAATTTCTCTGCTTGAAATAACCACACTGTATCTTGCTTGTTAATCGCCATAGACCACATGAGCCAGACCATATTTTCCCATGAATCTGCATCGTGGTAATCATGCATCAATACTTCTTTATAAAGTGAAATTATACGTGGATAATCGCCTTCTTTAGTATCAGAAACACCATGCCATAATGTTTCAATGGTCTTCTTTAAATAAACCAATTTCTGTTCACGAGTTTGCATTTTCTAACTCCTCTTCATCAAATGTATAGTTTTCGGATATTGACTTCTTTAGATTTTCTGGGATATCTACGTTCTTAGCAAATCCAGTCAATATATTTTGTCTTTGATAACTTCCGAAAATAGTTCTACGCTTCTTTTGAGATTTGTCCCATTCATAAATAAAGAAATGCTCATCGCCTTTAATATCAGAATAGGAATGCTCGATTAAATAAGAGCCATCAGCATTAATAAAAGCATCAAAAGCCGAAACAATATCTGAACCCTTAAGTTCAAATCCAGTGCCAGTTTTTGATAGGTAAATCCACACTTTTTCTTCCATGATTTATTCTACCATGTCTTTCTTACTCTTGACATATTTCTTCAATTTATCAATAGTGACCAAGTTAAAGTTTTCAGATACAAACTTGACTATCGGGCTTCCTTTAGTTCCGTTTTGCTTACCGAATCCTGAGAAATAAAAGTAATCATTTGTAACGTGGAGTTTTGAATTTTGTAACTTAGGAATGGAGTCTGTGTTTCTGGCAATACAAAACCGGTGATTTGATATTTCGGTCATTGTTATTTTCTTGCGGACATAATGGAATTCACCACGACTCAACAAAACATCTTGAATTGAAAATATTACTTCTTTATCAATTGAAATTTCTCTTAAGTTTTCTTCAATCGCCTCTAACAAATCTTCATCAAAAGGAAATATTAAATAGGAAAGTTTAGTATCATCTACATTTGCTAAGGCATCTACTGCTATATACATGACACTATCATATCACAAAAAGAAAGAGCAGTCAAGAAAGGGGAATCTTAACTGCTCCTTGTTGTACTTGTTTTAATTGGAGGAGGGTTAAAAACAAGTTAAAACTATTATACCAACTTCAACGCAAATGTCATAAAGATATTAAGTCTTTGTTATGTACAGTTACGTAAGTTCCACCGATATAAACTGTTCCAATAATATCAAAAGAAGATATTGTTGCTTCATTATCTTTAAGTGCAGAAAAAGAAAGCATAGTATTTAAAAGAAACTGGAATTCATCTTCAGATAAATCCAGCTCCTTTAATATGGTTTCTTTACTTTTGCCTTGATTAGTTTGTTCGATATAATAAACAACCCTAGCAAATGTTTTTCTTAAGTTAATCGTCAACGTGGAATCTTTTAGGCTCTGTGATATAAAGACCATCCATAATCATCAAATCTTCTGCTTTTGAAATAGCAGACTTTAATTGCATATAAGGGTCATTGTATTGCAAAGCAGAGCGGACAATAGAATCGTGGTCTAATTGGCTATGTATTTCTGCTAACTGTTGAATTGTAATATCTGTATCGTGCGCCCTTAAGATAAACACAATATCTTCAGATGTAAATTCAAAAGCATTTAAAAACATACTCATACAATAACCACCGTATTATCTGCAATCATAATCTTGTAGTTGGTTTTGTCTACATTAAAACGAACTGCACCATCTTTGTCAACCATAAACTTCTTGGATTCAGGTGTAGGACAAGCGGTAATAATGTAAGCACCGTTAAGATTTGTAACGTGAGCAACATAGCCCTGTTTAAGACCAATATAAGATGCATACTTCTTCGGAATATGAATACGGCTTTTTGAGCGGATGTAGACAGTCTCTGATATGGTGTAGTCAAGTTTTCTAGTCATGTCTTATCTTACAACATCTTCTGCTATATGTCAAGAAAAAAAATATTAACAACTAATAGATTATAAAAAAATCTCCGATTTTTTTAAGATATAGAAATGGTTAATAAAAAACCTCATCTTTTAAGGGATGAGGCTAAATACACCAGGAGGGACTCGAACCCCCGACAAACAGGGTAGAAACCTGCTACTCTAATCCACCTGAGTTACTGGTGCAAACTTATGTATCTATTATACCATTACTCTACAAGTTTTTCTGTCTTTTTCGCAATAGATTTGATTAATTTCCTTAACATATAAATCTCGTAAAAAACGGGAATATACATCATGATAACCACGCCACCAAAAATATAAATGTATAGGTTGTTCATGTTATTATTATATCACAAAGCTCCATAGACGAATCAAACGCCTACCCAATCTTTACAAGAGACTCGTACTATCTTTATACTAATGGAGCAAAGGTTCTGGGATAAGGATTCGAACCTTAATAAACAGAGCCAAAATCTGTTGAATTGCCGTTATTCGATCCCAGATCGAACTTTGCTTTTACTAAAACAAAGTTTTTCTATACCTTGATTATACACTAAAATTCAGGTTTATCAAGCTTGCCGTATTTAATTTTCTCCCAATCTCCTCTGCCAGGTTTTTTAATTTCATAAAACTTACACCATTTATTCACTGCATTATCACTAACTCCATATATTTCTCCAATTTTTACACAAGACATTTCCCATACAAGTTTTTCTAAAACTTCTTTATCTGGTCTTTTAGAAATTTTAAAAATGGGATGGTAAATTTTTTCAGGTTTTACTTCTTCGACATATTTTGGAAAAGTTGCTTGTTGCTCTTCATAAATTTTAACAGCATCAATTAATCCAGCATGAATTTCTCCATGACAATTTGAACAAACTAAAATACATTTGTCTAATTCTTCAACTAATGAATCAAATTTTCTAAAATTAAAATCACCAATATTGAAAGATTTAGCTTCAGGATATACATGGTGAAATTGAAGTGAACCAAAATATTTATCGTATCCACAAGATGAACACTTACTGCCCTTATAATCTATAGCTTTTTGTTTAGTTTTTGTTCTGTAAGCCAAGCTATAGCATCTACCACATTTATCTTTATGCTTACTGTGGCCTCCTTGATATTCTTTATTACAAGTAGAACAAATTTTAACTAAGTTGTTTTCAGCAACATGTAAACTTTTTGTATTATGACTTCCAAAAGGTGAGCATTCAATACAATATTTTCTTTTATCTAAATTTCTTATTTTGCCATCTATGTTAATTTTTGTCGGAAAAGTATTTTCGCACTTCAAACAAGTTTTCATAATATCCTCAAATGGTGTTAAATCGAACTGAACACCATTTATGTTATACCAGTAAAAATAAAAAAACTCCTTTGAATTAAATCAAAAAAGAGTTAGTAGCCCGTACGGTAGTCGAAACCGTGCCTCAAGGATGAAAACCTCGTATCCTAACCACTAGACGAACGGGCCATATTTAACTCCTCAGGTTGGGATCGAACCAACGACCTTTCGATTAACAGTCGAATGCTAAACTACCACTGAGCTACTGAGGAATACACTAATATTATACATCCACACTAAAAAAAGTCAAACAAAAAACCCAGATAATTTTCATTATCTGGGTTAAATGTGAAAACAAAACCTAGTCCAACAATGCTTTTAAAATAACTATAAACACACCTATCATTGTGAGATAAACTATAGCATTGACTATAGTGGAGAAATCTTTAATCTTCATTACTTTCTCCTGTCGCATTACTAAACCAAACGACCATAATATATATTCGATTACTTAAACACTAATCCCTTTGCATTCTTTCGATAGCAACTTCTTTGGGAGATTTTTTTTTGTAAAATGTTTGGTTACTAGACATATGAGATAACTGTTGTATCATTCGACTACAGGAAGATTGTTGTGCGTTGTATTGGGCCACTATTTCCATTCTATCTTGATGTTGTGTTTCTTTAATAGAATAGCCAAGGCATCCACTTACAACCATGCCACATACAAATAAAAATCCAACTCCAAACTTCTTATCTATTGTCATTTCTATTAATGTCTCCTCTTAATAAAAAAAGCCCTAACCAAATCAGGTTAGGGCTTCAATGCTCTAC